TAGTCTTTGTTGTGTTCTAGGTTATAATAAACAAGAGCAGCTAGAACATTTAGTCTGCTGTGCTTAGCGTTTGCTATTAACTCAGTTAAGAGTGTAGGCTTCGGTTTTGGTTTAGTTTCTTTCATAACTTAAACTTCCAGTCTATGAATACTTCTGTTTTAGAGTATTCCTTTTTGTCATTAAAGGGTTGACCTGTTAACCATTGCGAGTGATGCTCTACACCGTAGACTAACTTCTCTTCATACTCCCAGTACATCTTTAGTCTAGCAGTAACAGGGTGGTTAATACGCTCCTTGTTATAAGTAAGTTCTAGCTCCTGTACTTTATAACCTACACCTACTGAGTAAGTAGGCGCAGCGCAGGAAGTTAGTAGACAGGCTGGTATAACTGATGCTGCGAATAACAATACTATCCTTTTCATACATAGCACCTAACTATTTAAAGTTCCTGTACTGCCGACAATGATAATACCAGATGTGTGACTTAGTCTAGTATCTATCATACGCTTGGTTAGTTGTGGGTAGAGTATCTCTAAATCCTCGTCACTATATACCCCGTCCATCATTACATTACAGTAAGCTGCAATCTCTGCCAGCCACTCACTCCATTCATCTTCCTTACTTCCTAACTCAAGTAACTGTGCTTTAAGTACTGGGTGTCTATTACACTCTAGTAGCATACTTACTTTGCCGTCTGGGAAATACGCAAGCGTTCTTTTGACTCCAGCTTTTGACATCTTTTGTTTCCTTTATATGTATAAGTTAAACCATGTCTATGAGAGTGACGAACCTCTCCTAGACGTATACCTCTACTACTAAGAACACTAGTAATGTTAGGTACGCTTGACTGATAAGCTTCTGCTATATCTTTAAGCCTATAGCCAGTACGTATCATATTAAGTATGAAAGGTACAGCATCGTCCCAGTAATCTAAATTTCTCTTAATTACAGGAACAACATCAAACTCGTCTACTATTACAGTAGTAGCAGTCCTGCCTAGCAGCTTAGGTAACACTTCAAGATTAGGTTTTATATCTTTCATGTTCATAGATTATAAGTCTCTTTCTTCTTTAGTTAATAGGTTCCAATCTATAGCACCAGCTACTCCGCTATCTCTCTGCTTCTTAATAGGTAAGTACCCATCTGAGCCTATTGATTGAATCTTTTCTGCAACCTGTAGATTATTAATTATCTCTACTAGCTGCTGTCTGTTATCTAAGTCTTGGTGTACTAACTTCCATAAAGCTTTGAATCGTATTGGTGTATCCGTACTGTATACTATATCCATTACTTTATTAGCTATAGCTGAGTGCTTAGATTTACCGAACTCACCTAGAGCTTTAGGCATTAGGTTCTCAGTGTGAGTCAGTAGAGTGTTAGCAGCTACTACATCTTTAACAGTCATCTGAGTACCTATCCTAGAGGCTACCATAACTAAGCATACTTTAAGCAGATGGGTTAATCTTCTATTAGCGTAATGCTCAAAGCGAACATCATCTATAGGCGACCAGCCATGATATATGTTATGTAGTAAAGCAGAAGCTTCATCTGTCATAACTATCTCACCTCTTACCTGCTCCTTAATATCTTTAAGTAATGTTACAAGTCTATCCTGTAACTCTGTATCAGGCGGAGGTGGGAACGTATACAACACACCACTAGGTTCAGCGTGCACTAGAATTACTCTACTAAAGAAACCTTGACCTATAGCTTCTACAGGAAAAGCGGTAGCAAAACCTGTCGGTGTGTTACCCCCTAGTATTGTAACTGTAGGGTGAGGTATATAGATAGAGTCAGAGTTTTTAAGTTTGTAGTCAAAGACCCCTTCGTAATCCCATAACTCTCCTAGTATACTAGCGAAGTCTAAGTTACCTATACCTATAAAGTTATTGAACTCGTCAGCTGCTATAAAGCTCTCTGCTGCTGGCTTATCTAAGTAACTCTCAGGGTCGTTCTCATTAAACTCACCGAAAAGGTTAGCGTCTAGTATAGCATCTATGTGAGCTTCCATACCATCACCTCCCCTAGCTGTGTCTAGTTTAGTAGACTGCTCTGCTAAGTCTAATAGATACTTCTCTTGCCTAGTTTTCTTAGCAGCAAAAGTTTTATAGCCTGCCTGCTTCATTAACTTAGCGCCTATCTTAATAGCACTAGACTTCTTAGTTCCTGGCTTACCTATAAGCATGGTATATAAGTTAGGACGTATAACAAAGTGTCCGTGGTTAAAGTGAATGTTCCTTCCTAGGTAAGCAGATAGACAAGTAACAGCAGTCCAGCGGTGAAAGAATGTAGGACACTCTGTCTGGCTAGTATACTCTAGGTAAAGAGATATAAAATCTACATCCGGTTCTGATTCTTTAGGTTGCATATTAGCTACAGCCTTCTTATTCTGTTTCTGACCAGTACTCAGCATAACCTTGTTCTAAGTGTAAGCCTCTCTTAGCTCCTGCTGGTACAACGAAAGTACGAACTACGCCATCGTATGCTTTAATAGTAACTGGGACTTGCATCCGCTCTACTACCATATCGCATAAGTTCTCATGACCTATTCTGTACTGGAAGAATATAGAGTCGTGAATCTGAGCTAATAGTTTGAAGTTCTTGGAGTGTTGTGGGTTGATAGCTATGTCTTGAAACACTGACAGGTAGCTGCAATTTAGTGTCTGGGCGTTTAAGCTCTGCGGTGGGTGCGCTATGTAAGCGTTCAGTGCAGTCTTAGACTTAGATGGATTCTGGAAACAATAACGTACCCAAGCTTTACCTGCGTACTCTGCGTAGTTAGTCTCTGCTTCTTGCATAAACTCTTGTACCATACCTGCATGTTCCCAGCTATGATGTACTGCTTGACTACTTAGCTTACTGGTACGCATTACTTCTTCTATAACACCAGCATAGAATACACCTCTTATGTCTGGGTATACTTTATGGAACTGCTCTAGTAGATACTCTGCTACTTCTATGTGTGTCCAGAATCTGTTAAGCCCTAGTAACTGCTTAGCTCTAACTATATTCTCTTCACCCATAGTAGTTATTAATACGAACGCTCCCATGTTGTAGTTAGCACCATGATTAACTGGCTTACCTAACTGACGTAGCGACTTGTTTACTTCCTCAAAAGGTACACCAAAGAACATACTAGCATTAGTTCTATGGAAGTCTGGGCTATGCTCTACGTTCATGATAAGCTGCTTGTCTCCAGATATATAACCTGTATCTCTTGACTCTGCTTGCTCTAAGTCTACTTCACATAGTCTAAAACCTGCATCTGCTTTAAACGTCTGCTTAACTATCGCCCCTCTAGGTATCTTCTGTATGTTATCTCCGCACCAGAAGTGATGGGACTTACTAGATAGGCGACTACTGTCTGTACCATGAGGTTTAAGACTGTATAAGAATCTGCTACCTGTACCGTCCTGTCTGCTAAACTCTTTACCTGCTGTGAGGTAGTTGCTTATAAGAGTTCTAGACTTACGTATCTTTAATACCATGTCTACTATTCTAGCATTGAACGGGTGACGGAACCTAGCTTTCTTTAAGTGAGCTTCGTCAGTAGATTTAAAGTCACCACAGCCTAGTACTTTAAACAAGGCTTTCATTTGTACAGGTGACTTAACATTAAATGGGGCTGCTGTTGAAGGGATATCTAATATAACGTTTAGTTTACTAGACAGTTTACTTATATTAGCTTCCTCCATATCTCTAGCTATCTGTATCTTAGCCATGTCTCTGTTTATACCAGTCATTTCTGATAGGTGGCAAGGGAATACTAGAGGGAACTCTAAGGCATAGTTAGTAAACGCAAACTCAGGACACTCTAGTAACATAGCTAAGAAGCAGTTACCTGTACCCCATGTATCTAGTGCGTTATACTTATAGTATTCGTAGAGGTCGTTAGTCTTAGCTAAGTCTTTCCAGTAAGTAGCTTCGCGAATAAAGAAGCTGTTAAGAAAACCTAAGTCTTTAGGTAGCTCGCTATACCAGCAATGGAACAGGTTAGCTGTATCGTATAGATAGTTATAGACTGGTGCAGAGTAGCGAGCAAAGTAGGCTATGTCATACATAAAGTTCTGACCTACCTTGGGTGCCTTTAACTGCCAGTTCCACTTACGCATAATAGCAAGTGCGTAGTCTGAGTCTAGCGGTAGTACTACACTGTAGCTACCTATACCATTAGCTGTATATGCAAAGCCAGTATAAGATAAGCACTTAATCTGTACGTCATTCTTAACTGTCTCTACATCTATAGATACTAAGAAACATTTCTGCATACTAGCAAAGGCCGTAGCCTCTACCTCTGGTGTTAGTATTGTAAACCCTGAAAACTTAGTGGGCGTGTACCAACTCTCTGGCGTAGTAAGCTTACGTATAACTCTACGAGTCATGAACTTACCAAAGGGTACAGTAACTAAATGCTTAAGCGGCTTGACAAACACTACCTCTATATCAGGGCAGGTAGCATCAAAGCCGCTTATTTTAAAATAACTTCCTGCGTAGTCGTCTAGGCTAGGTGCAGCCCTAGAGTCCCACTGTAGTAGTTTCTTAAGCATACCTATGTTGCTGCTTACTACTCTACTAACTGACTTCTGCTTACAGTACATCTTAACAGAGGTTAGCGTAGACACTTCTTCTAGTCGTACGAAGGTAGTGACAGGGCCTACACATGCTTTTAGGTGAGGTAAGAAAGTCTTATCGTAAGCAGTACCCCAGAAGATTATAGCATCATCTGCTTGTTGCACACCTGCTGCCCCTGCTGCTGCTTTAGCTGCACGTAGTTTAGCTATGTGTGCTGCTAAGTCTAGCTTAGTACTCACGATTTTGTACCAGCTTGTTCTGGCTTATCTGCTTGCTCGATAGTAACGTTAGCTTCTACATTAGCTACCAGTCTGTTTAGTAACTGGTTAGTAAAGTTAGCTAGGTGGTCATGTCTGAGTCTAGGTACATGGTGACTTTCCATTAACTTAGCAGTAAGTTCTGTAAGGGCTTTAAATGTTTCGTTATTCATTAGCTGATTTCCTGTATTATGGATACCAGAAAAACCCCAGACCATTACAGTCTGAGGCTTATTAGATTACTAGCGCTAACTGCTAGCTACTAGATGATAGTAATATCTTTTACTTCAAGATAGAACTTCTCTTTATCTTTCTTGTCTGCACGTAAGCTGGTAGTGATAACACACTCAACATCTTTAACCTGCTCAATAACATCGCGGATAGTTTCTAACTGCAATGCTTCTTGGAAAGGCTTAGCACACTTCTTAAGATTACCTACTCCGTACTCATTACCTAACATAAACATAGTGTTAGACACATCACCACCATTAGGCTTAGCATCCTGCGGGTCACTAAGTTCTAACGTCTCTACCATAGTAAAGCTAAGCTCAACTGCTGCCTTCGCGTTAATCTCTTTCATTTCGAAAGAGGCTTTAACGCTGTGTGTACCGCGAGGGAAAACAGCAAAAGCTGGTAAGTCGGCTAAGTCATCTAATTTTGTGTCTAACAAGCTATCTAAATCTGACATAATAATGTATTCCTAATAAAGTTAATAATAATAATATAGTATATAGCATATAATAATATATAATATAGTGTGTTAGGGAAGTTCCTAACTATATGCACACTAGAAGTTAGAGCTAATGTGCATTGAGTTAAGTGCTTACTGAGCTTTCTTGTTTCTTAATCTAGCTAGCATCTCTGCTGTAGATTCTTTTTCGTTACTAGGTACGGTAGGCTTTACAGTTGCTCCTGCTTCTGGCTTAAAGATAGATAGTAAGCTCGGCTTATCCATAGATTCTACTGCTACTGCTGTCCTGCTGCCAGTCATAATAGTAGTCGCGTAAGTAGAGCTACTGCTGAACACATGCTTCTTGTTCTTACGTTCTGCATATACTACATGACCGAAGTACTTAGCTACGTTGCGAGAGAAGTTACGAGTACCACCTACAGGTACTAGAGTTTTCTTCTTACCTTCTGTCTCTACCTCAGCTTCGTGACTAATAACTACTACGTTATAGCTAGCTTGCTGTAAGTAAGACAAGAACATATCTAGCAGCTTACCTAAGTTACCCCAGTCATCATAGTTAAGCTTGTAATCTTCTGCTTCGCCCTTAGTTATGTGACTGATAGCACTGTTAGTTAGCTGAGTAAGAGAATCAAACACTACAACAGTATTGTTGTCTAGCGCAGGTAAGTTAGTATCTACAAACGCTGCCTTCTCTCGCTTGCATATCATACAGTTTACTTTACCATGTGACTCGCATATAGATACTGGGCCTTTAATCATCTTAAGTACAGTCTCTATAGCTATAGGGTAGCCACGAGTATCTGGTAAGTTGATAAGCTCTATGTTCTCCTGCCATGCGTCAGGTAACTGGAACAGTGTATCGTGACCGTTCTCCATGTCTACCCAGATAAGCTTAAAGTGCTCGGCTAACTCACCTGCAATAAGAGACTTACCTGTTTTAGGCGCACCGTATACTATAACACTAGCAGTAGCACTTGCTTTTAAAGACTTGAGGTTAGCCATTACTCTGCGTCCCCACTGCCCGTATCGTCACTAAACAAGTGAGCTTTCTTATCTTCTGCAAAGACAGACCAGCAACGTATAGTACAGTTACTCTCGTTTAGGTTAGTCATAAGCTTCTTAGGGAACCACTCTACTAACATCTCACCTGTGCTAGTGTTAGTGATATTAATAAGTATAGCCTTATCTGTATCAGCTTCTATGCTGTCAAACTTTAGCTCTATACTACTACCAGTACGTGTGTCGTATCTGATACCGAAGTCGTTGTTGTACTCTTCTGGTACTGGAGTACCTTCTTGTACTGCTACTGGCATAGGTGCTGTAACCCACGCTGGTATACTACCTGAATCACTCATTAGCTGTTTCCTTTATCTATCTGACTCTCTACTAAGTCGTAGAAGTCTACATGAAACTGGTAGTTAGCCAGCTCTCTATCTATCTTATCTACTATCTCTTGTGTAAGAGGTGCATTCCTAGATAAGTTCTCGGTACTCATAGTGCATAGACTTAGGTACTCACACTCGCGGAAGAAATCAAAGCAAGCTTCTCCGTGCATAGGGTGTGTATTAAAAGACTCGTATAACTTAATACGCTCTACGTCTATAAGTAATTCTTGCAGCCATAGTGCGCGCTGTAGTAATGACTTACGAAACGGTAGCTCTACATAGTCGTAGCTCTTAGTTTCGTATACTAAGTACAGCACTAGGTAACTTGAAAGCTCAGGAAATATTATATCTAATACAACACTGTAACCTACAGCTTGTCCTGAGTTCTTATACATAGCAGAGTTAGCAGTACCTGAAGAAGTCTTATTCTCTAGTACCATTATCTCGCCTGTAACTTTATGCTTTAGTACTGCATCTACAAAGCCACGATAGTAGAAACCGTCTGGCATTTTAATACAAAACGATAGCTCGATAGCTGGCTTACCTTGGTAGTACACTAGCTCATAGTCGTCTAAGAAACCACACTCTAGTAGGTTCATAAACTTCTCTACTGCAAACTGAGCTAACCAGTAGCTCTTGTTCTGTCTAGGTGTAGCTTCTAGTAAGTCGGTATCCCAAGCTAAGAAAGTCTCTATGATTACTCTGTCAGGGTTAGTAGTATACTCTAATGCAGCAGCAACTCCCGTACCTACAGCGTGACCATAAGCAAAGGTAACACCCTGCTCTGTTTCTTTCTCGTCTGCTAGTGCTATCTTACTAGAACCTAAGCGGTATAGCTGGTTCTTTCTAGGGCACTTGTGCATAGTAGTACGAGAAGAGTGCGACATAAGTTTAAGTCTAGGGTCTATCTCACCTTCTGCTAGTGTAACTAAGTTAATAGGTATACTATGGTCAGTCGGTGTATCTAAGAAACTAGTAGACACATCAGCTGAATTAGAATCTAGTGCAGGGTAAGATAGCTCGTCTAATATATTGTCTACCTTAACCTCTGCGCGGCTCTGCTTGACTGGTTTATTGCTAGGGTTCTTAGCCTTATGCTTAGCCAGTATAGCAGCGATACGTTCTTTAGATGCAGTCATTAGTATAAGTACTCTGGAGTTACCTGTCTAGCACCCCATACATATATACTACGTGCGAACTGTACACAAGCGTTGTTATAAGCTTCGCTATACCTAACACACAGCTTACTTGCTAGTATCTTTGATACTTGCGTAGCATCGTAACCGTTTACTAAGCGAGGTACATTAGGCATATTAATATAATGCGTATAGTGTAGCTGCTCAGCAGTAGGGCATAGCCAGTTAACTAATAACTTAAAGCCTTCCATGTTGTCTATGTAACATTCATGGGTAGCTTTAGTGTATACCTCAAAGAGTACATTGCAATGCGTAGGTTCACTAGCTAGATTAGAACGGAAGTTAGTAGACTGACCTGCTGCTTTTAGTGCAGCAAAGCGAGCAGCTAACGCAGTAGAGTCGGGTAGAGTAGTAGTAGTAGTAGTAGTAGTATCTATACTCATCGCTATATACCTAGCTCTAATAACAACTGCTGCCAAGCTGTATCTCTATTAGCATCTGTGCCAGTGTAGCTAACGTCAAAGGTAGCTTTCATTACACTCTTACCTTCTTGCTCTAGCTTAGCTATTTCACGATGTAAGCGGTCTATGACAGCACCTAAGTCTCTACGCTGTTGCTTTAAAAAAGATATAGTAGATGCAGCTGACTTAGCACTATCTTCTAGTGCAGTAATCTGCTTTATAATACTACGCTTCTCTTCAGTACCTAGCAGACTAGAACAACAATCGTTCTGTAGCTGAGTACATAAAGGAGACAACGGTGTAGTTTCTGGCGGGTGGTTATATGCGCGAGCCATTAGTTAACTCCTTGTAAAGCATCAGCTAACTTACGTGTTAGTGCATCTATCTCTAACTGCTTGTTAACAATGGTAGCATTACGTTGCGAGATTAAGTCACTGAGTTTATTACAACGTCTATCGTTAAACTCAAGTGCGTTAGTTACTTTAGCTAGAGCATCAGCTATTGAAATTGAAGAGTTAGCCATTATAAATCATCCACTGTTATTTTAGACATAGCTTTGCTAGTCTTAGCTTTCTTAATAGCTCCAGTAGATATACTAGTATTAGTTTGGTGCTTAAGGCCGCGTACTAGAATAGAACATTCCTCGTCAGATAGTATAGTAACTACATCAGGGTCTGTCTTTAACGTACGGTGTATGTCGCGAAGGAGGGTTGATATGTTAGGTACTTTAGCTGCTAGCATAGACTCTAGCTGAGCTAACTTCTCTTGAACCTCAAAGGCTTGAGAAGTTGTAGGTTTAGGTGTAGTCATGAGACTTCCTTATATTAGCTGGGGTTTAGGGTTATTAATTTTGAAGAGTTTTTAGCAGAGTATCTAGTCCGCTTCTAAGGTACAGTCCTTAGCTTGAGTCTTGCATCAATTGGACTCTTACACGCTTTTTTAAGTATACTCAGGTTGGTGTGTGCAATGGTAAACTGAGTTAAACTGAGTTAGAGTAAGTATATAAGAGGTGTTGCGTCTACTAAGTAGAAATTAAGCAACTTACCCTCACTACTATACTCTAGCTTGTACTTCTTACCGTCTTCTAACTGTAGTAAAGCCCATCCTTTATCCATATACTTCTCTTTAATTACAGCCTTAATGATACGAGCGTGTAATGCAGGGTCGGCAGCTATGGATGCAGTATAATCTAGTGGAGTTTTAAGTGCATTCCATATAGGTTCGTACGTGCGCATAGATTAGGCGGCCAGTGAGTAAAGGTAGGTAAGGTTCTTTAAGTAGACCACTCTTAGTGCTGTAGGAAACCAGCTAAAGAAACTACAGCGAGTGGTCTTATTAAAAAACCCTACACTAGCTAAGTAATAATAGCTAGGTAGGTGTCGAGGTTAGTGCTAACTATAACTTATAAGTTAGCGAGTAAGTCTTCGGCAGATACGTTAAGGAAAGTATCAGCTTTCTGTAACAAGAACTCTACGCACTCTTCGAAGTCTTCGATGTTAGGTGAGTTCTCAGCGTAGATAGCTAACTGCTCTACCATTAAGTTAAGAACGGCTTCGTTAGTCTTAACGCCCGATAACTTAGACACTAGAATCTTAGCTGCGTTAGCAACCTGTTCGACTTTCTTACCAGTAATAGCAGGCATACATTCAACGTAGTCCTGACCAAACGCTTCCCAAGTTTCTTTAGGAATACCACCACCACGTCGCTGCGCTTTAGGTATCTTAGAGATAACGTCCCAGCTTACTTTATCTACAGGAAAGGTAGCAGCGTTAATGCTGGTATCTTCTTGTAATAAGTCACGCGCTTGTGTGTTAACTACGGATTCCATTGCATCTAGCAATAACTCTAAACCTTTACCGCCAGCTTCTAAGATAGCTACGATACCTTGAACAGAAGGGTAAGGCATAGCTAGTACTACTGGCTGACGCACTGTTTCGATACCAGTGTCTTTATCTTTAGATTTTTTAAAGTTAAACTGCGTAGCTTTGGTAGTTACATCAAAGTCGTAGTTAATTTTAATAGTATCTAATAACGCTACCATTTCTTCGTTACTAGGGTTAACTGCTTTGATAACTACAGGGCCGGTAGCTACGTCAGCAGTATGGCTTGCTTCGTTATCTTGGTGGGTTGTTGCTTCTGATTCTGGCATAAGTTTAATACTCTCTTAGTGTTAGATTAGCTGGTTAGGTTGTAGCTAAACTTTGTGGTTAGATTAAACGGTTGGCTTTTTCTCCCAACCGAATAATCAGTATACGCAGTATTGAATTTGCGTCAAATTCTTTTTTACTCTAGGGTAGGTGCTTTGGGTACGCCTGTAGTTAACAGTTCAGCTACTCTATCTTGCGCTTTAGCTTTGAGTTCTTCTAGCTTAGCTTTACGGTTATCTATATCTACTTCTTTAGCGGGACTAAACCCGCACCACTTTAGTTCTATATTACACTGGGTAATAATATTAAGCTGCTTATCTATAGCTAGATTATGCTTTAGTTTAACCACATCTCTATTAATAGTATGTATTAGATTAATAGATGCAGTACTTATCTCATCTACATTTGGTATAGTACAAAAGGGCACTGGTCTAATTGCATAGTGTATAAGCCAGTTGTACATAGTATTTATCTTTTGTAATTTAGATTGCATTAGTTTATTCCTTAGTTAATTAATTAGATTCTATATGAACTTCTAATACTTCTGCACCGTACACTGTAGTAGACATAGGCGCTAAACTTAAAGCTCGCTCTATGTCTTGATGTAACTCAGCCCTAAGCTCAGTATCATTAAGTGAGTGTGATGTATCCGTATCTACCTCTAACTCTACTGTGATTTTCATATTATAACTTACCTTTAAAGAAGATAGCTTTCTCAGCTAAGGTGTTACCCTTAATACGCTGCGATAGTATACCTTTAGTGAATGTTTCTGGCTCACATATAACATAGAGTTCTTCTCTAGCTCTAGTAATACCAGTGTAAAGTAACTCACGCTGTATCATACCAGCATGTGATTGGTGTATAGTTAAGAATACCTTACGCCACTCAGAACCTTGACTCTTATGTACTGTAAGCGCGTAGCTATGCAATAAAGCATTAACATCTGCTGACTTATAGACAGTGATTATAGCCTCTGTGTCTAGTAACTTAACTACTATCTTATGGCTAGCTTGCGTTACTCTATCCTCGCTGCTAGCTACTGCATCTAACATAAAATCTACGTCTTCGGGGTCGCACTCGTGGTAGTTAGATTCATCACCTCTGTTAGGATTAAAGCCCCAGTAGTCTAGCGTACGACTAGAAGGTTGTACTTTAGTACCAGTATAAGCTGGGTTATGTACTATCTCTACTATCTCAGCATCTTCTCTATCGTAGAGTACCTTGTCTCCCTCTGAGAAGTAGTGCTTATTAAAGCCAGCCATCACCTCGAAAGTAAACCTGTTATGCTTACGTGCTATATGATTAGCTATAATCTTGTTAAGCTCAGTAGTACCGCAGGCTTTATTATAAGGTATAAGTATCATATCCTCGTCAGGTATATAGACTCCCTTATCTATAGCTGATTTAAAGAACTCACCTAGTGTCATAACTGCGTGCTCTGCGTTAAGCTTCTTCTTCCAAGGGTGTATAGTTAGCTTACCCTCTTCTTTCCAGCTAGCATACTCAGTAGCTGGTATAGGCTTACCTGATAATACTCTATGAGCTAAGCGTATAATAGGTGACTCTAGTGCTTGTCTATATACTTGGTCTAGCTCTATAACTGGTAACTCTAGCATCTTAAAGCCTAGTATAGCAGAACCGAACACTGGTGGTAACTGCTGTATATCACCTATAAATATCCACTGTACTGTATGGTTAAGCGCAGCTTCTACTTCTGCATAGAACTCTACTGATAGCATACTAGCCTCTTCTACTATAATGGTAGAGATAGACTCAGGTAATGGGTTATTAGCATTACGTGCAGGTATAAAGCGCATAGTACTCTTAGCCATACCAGTCTCTTGGTCTGTTATATCAAAGTAGTTAGGTTGGTACTCTAATAGCTTATGCCCAGTTATACAGTTGTTCTGCATTTCCTTAGACTGTACCTTACGTATGTTATTAACAGCGCGTCTAGTGTAAGATATAATTATAATACCTACACCTCCGTCTTTAAGGTGGCTATGTCCGTCAGCTTGTAAGGGTAGTGTACGACCTGCTTTAATGATAGCTTGTATACCACCTTGTGAGCAAGTAGTCTTACCTGTACCTGCCGCACCTATTAGTACACCCGACTCACCACTAGCAGCAAGGTCTATAAACTTTTGTTGCCTAGTGTTATAGGTAATTACTTCGCCATGCATACCAGTAGTCTGCGCTAGATTACTAGCAGTATCTGGCTGCGCTGACTGTTGCACTACCTCTACTGTAACCTCTACCTCTTCTATAGGTGTAGATAGTACCTTAGATTCTTTTGCTGCTAGCTTACGTAAATTAGCTATACGCTCAGCTAAGGTAACAGGTTTAGTAGTAGTAGAGCTAGTAGAGCTAGTAGAGCTAGCTGGTGTAGGTACTGGTACTGGTTTAGCCTCTGCTGCGTCTCTGACAGCTTTATTAGCTCTAGCTCTGGCTAATAACTCTGGCATAGTAAGTTTATTTAAAGCCATACTATAAGTCTCCTGTAGGTGTAGCTACATCGGGTGCAGTCTGACTAGCTAGTAGTGCAGCTTTCTTAGCTAACTTAACTCTGTTCTGCGCTACTCTATAAGCTAGCTTAGCTTTTAAGAATGCTAGGTTACTGGAGTATTCAGTAGCTAATGGTTCAGACTCTGGTGCAGTAGCTATAAGTACTGATATCTCAGATTCGTTTTTCTGGATAACTTCTCTATCTACTGCGCTTATACTAGGTAGTAGTGTATAACCTACGGACTGGCTATCACCACCTAAGTAATCTATATGATTCTTAATACCTGCATCTAGTGTACGAGTTAAGCTATGGAAGTGAATAGAGCCTACATCTATATTAGATTGGCAGTACTCTTTAACTTCTTTAAGTAATGCTATAGGTGTATTAAACATTTTAGCTCTATTAAAGCTATTAGCTATAGTAGTCTGGTATAGCATAGCTTTATCTTTAGGGAACTCAGCAGCGCGATTAGCCCAGTGAGCTATAGTGTTAGCCATTTCGTACATCTCTACACTACTATCATTAATAAGATAAGTAAGCTTATTAGTTAAGCGTTTAAGAGACTCGTATTCTTTTTCATCTAATTGAGCTTCACCAAAGCTAGTTATATTCTTACGCCATGCTTTTATCCAGTTAGGTATCTGAGATAAAGCACAGTTACCGTAAGTAACTCTAAAGGTAGGTTGCTTAAAGTGAGGGTGTAGTATACGTCTTGATTGGTCTAGTACCTCTACTAGTTGGCATATATTATTCTCTATAACTACACTAGTCTGTAGTGAGTTAGGTGTTAAGCTACTAGGGTAGTCCCACTGTATAGAGTTACTGCTATGTAGTAACGCCATGAATAGTAGGTATGAGTCCGAAGGTTGTATTAACCCGCGACAGTGGCGTATATATAACTTATGTAGCTGCTTAGATTCTAGTGTGAATACTGGATGAATGTAACCACTAGTGTGTGGTATAGTTAAGAAGTCCATACCAGTAGTAGTAAAATCTATGCCAGATATAGCACAGGTAACTTTAGCCATTAGATTTAGTCTCCCGCTTTATTGTCCAGTTGAAAGAATCAGCTAAGAAAGCGCACTTAATAGTAGGGTGGTAACCTAGTATTATAGTTAATATGTTACCGCTATCTAGTACTACTTTAGCTGTCATTATACTGCAATAAATCTGCTCAGGTACACTTACTATAGTGTACAGCTTTTGTGGTGTTACAGCTGTAATCTTATGGCCAGTGTCACGATTATTGTTAAAATCAGCAAATGCTGCTTTGCTCATGTTTAGATAGACTTGTCTACCTACTAAGATTTGCATATTTACTGGTAGTCTATTAGCTTTAGCTACAGTGTTAGTAGTATTCATTAGTCATTCTCCAAGTTT